GCGTTCCACGCTTCTTGTTGTAATAAACCTGCAAGTTTTAAATCTATATCTCGTACTGACATTTCAGCACCTTTATTAATCCAAAATTTTGTATCTTCAAGATTAGCTACAACTGCATTTTGTTCCATTAAAGTAGAACCTTGTGCAATTACTACTCCTCTTGCTCCTTGTGCTGCTCTTTTTGCACTTAATAAAATTCTAGCACGATCATTAGCTTGGATAGTTTTATAACTTGTTTTTATTTTTTGATTATATTTATCCCATTCAGCACCAGTCTGCATATTTTTCATCGTTTTCATACTTCCCATAAAGGAAAGTACAGATGTAGCAGCCATTATTCCTGCAAATATATACATAGGATTAAAAGAAGGTATGCCAGTTTCTTCAATTATTATTCCAGAACCACCTAACTCTTTTAAAGTTTTAGCTTCATCTCGATTGATGTATGCTAAAAATTCACCTTTCGGTGCATACTGTTCTAATAATTTTTTAGCTTCTAATATTTTTTCTTGCGTTGTCATATTAATCACTTGTTACTAATGTTCCTGTTATTCCTAAAACTGTCATCGGCAAAGGTTGTGTTTGTTGTATAATTACTTGTCCATCCCTATCCCATCCTAAATTACTCACTCGTTTATCTCCAGTAAATTCTGGTATAGCTGCACCCATTGGGTTTGCTGATGTTCTAAAAGGTAATTGATCTCCATTTATTGTTGCTCCTACAGTTTCTAATAATCTTACTAATACTTCATTATACCTTTTTTTTCTACCTTGTGCAGTACCAGCTTCTGCCCCAGCTTCAACTCTCATTGTTTTAATTGTAGATACATAACCTAAACCTATTTCTATTGTTTTAGAGCCAAAACTAGATGGTAAACTAATAGTTACTTGACCATTTGTTACAGCTTGTAATGGATAAACTGCATCTCCTATTAAAATTTGTACAAATTCTCCTTCTAAATGATCTAAACCTGTTACTTTAGTTGAAGCACCAGTTACAGTACCCGATAATCCAGAATCCATATTTAACGTACTATCTAAATATTCTATATATTTAACAGTTGAACCATTTACAATTCTTTCGACTATAATCCATACTTGATTTTCTGTAGATTCTGAAATAGCTGAAACACTTGTAACTTTTGATCTTAATTGATCTGTAACAGTTAGTCTTGTGTCATCTGTACTTGTAACTGTAAGTAATCCTGTTCCATTCGGTGAAGTTTCTGTAACTGTAACAATAGCTGCTGCTGGATTTGCTACAGTAAAATCAGCGTGAAGATTAATAGCAGTATAAATATTATCTGCTGTCGTATCATTATCTTGATTATGAAAAAATTTATTTGTATCTGGTGTACTTACACCAGCACCTTGACAAGTAAATGTAACTGTCGTGCCATCTGACTTTGTAAATTTTAATCTTGCACCTGTAGCAATATTGGCATAATCAGAAACAGTAATAGTACACGATTGACTTTTACCACCAATATTATGTCTATGCCAAGCTACTACATCTTCTTCTCTTTGATAGGTCATTCCTAATAACGTACCATTTGTTCTTACTGCCCAATAAATTGATTCTGGTTCTTGTGCATAATCCACATCTATAATTCCTGTATCTGTAATATGTTCTGCAAGTAATGTCATATCGGGTGCTACATAAGCATCATCTTCAAAACGATATGCAAATTCTCTAACTTTTCTTTGTTGTCTTTGAACAAATAATACAGCACTACCAATTTGAATAGGTTGTGTTGTATATCCTCCATAAGTTGTTTGTTGTGTAATTGTAACATTATCTGGTTTTAAAGGTTCGCCTGTTGGTCTACCAACTCTAAATTCACCACCAGCCGTTCCTACAATTAAATCTCTTGCAGGTGATAACCATCGAATTAAATTTACTCTATTAGCTGCAATCGTATAAGTAAAAGCATCTGCTGGATCAGCATCACCAGCATCAAAATCTTCATATGAACCAGATTCAGAAGCCCATATTGTTTGGGGATTATTTGTTGATCCTGCAAATACTAATCGTTGTTCATAAAAAGATACTGTTGATGGAAATCCTGTAGTATTTGACCAAGCTCCTAATGACCAAGTTGCACTACCAGACCCTGTTGCAGCTACATTAATAGTCCACGTTACAACAGTTGTATTAGTTCTTGCAGTAATTTTTCCCCATCCATCTCCTAATTTTACTAATCTACCTACATCAGTAGTTTGAAAACCAGTTCCTCCATTAATTCCCGTTATAGCAGATGCTGTTAAAGTTCTTCCAGTTCCTACTGTTGTTGCACTTGTTGTTAAAGTTGTTGCTGTTGTATTTTCATCAAGGAATGGCCCAATTTGAAAATCTACTTCTGATAAAGTCCAATTTGTATGACCTGTTCGTGCTAATTTCATAGGTTCGTGTGAAGAATGAACAATATACATAACATCAGCCGATTGTGTAAATTGTAATTCAAAAACTTGTGCTGATGTATAAACTGTACTTATTTCATAAACTTTTTCTACACCTCCACCAGATGTATAAGTTGTATAAGCTGATGAATTAATACCTGTTAATTCAAAAGTATTTGTTGTTTGATTAGCTACTGTAAATCTTCTACTATTTACTTCTACCATACCACCAACACTATTAATCCAAACGTGATCTCCATTTGAATATCCGTGTGATGAAGATGTAACTACTGCGGGATTTGCTTTTGTAATTGCTGTAATAGTTTTTGATGCTTCTACAATTTGACCATTATCTTTATAAAATCTAATATACTGATCTCCAAATTCAAGAATATAAGATTGTGTTACATTAAATTCAAAAGGAATTAATCTTGTACTATTTGCAGAATTTTTTATCTCACAAACAAAACGAGTACCCGATCTACGACTTGTACCTCCTTGTGGAAATACAGTCATATTCTCCATTATTTCTACACCATTATTATATTTTTTAAAATCAACTTGACCAGCAAGTTTGGGTGTTAATTCTCCAGCAGTAAAATTTGTTTGAAAAGGATGTACTCTCGCCATTATGCTTTCCTAAAGTCGGTAAATGTATCAGACACAAGATCATCAATAAATCCTTCTTGGCCATCAACACTTCTCGCTTCGGAAAGTTTAAGTTGAAAGAGTTTTTGCATCTGATCTTGTAATTTGACACTATTGGTTACAGGATATGCAAGGTCTACAGCTAATTTTGCAGTTAAGACATCAACAAACATTGAATCAAACTGAATAGTATCTGTAACCCTAGCTATGTAAAGAATTTTAGCCGTACCTTCATTGGTAAGTAAAACTCTACCTTGTGAAGCTAAATGTTCAATTTTAAAAACGTAATCTTTATACTCCATTTCCAAAACCCTTAAACAATAAGGATCAGTTGGTAATGCGTATTGATATGAGTATTCGTATGCGGGTGTATCTGAAAGTTGTGCTAAAGTTGCTCTTGTTATAGCAAAATTCCAAGGGTGTGATCTTAAAACTAGATCACGTGCTGGTATGTAAAAAGAATTACAAAGTCTTGCTCTTTCTGTATCATCTGTAAGTGCTGTAATCGGGTCATCGCCCAATCTACGTAAAGCATTTGAGCAGATAGAAACTTCTGTTGCCATAATTCTAACATAATATCAAAGGGGCGACCATAATTCAATATATATCGCCCCTTCTTTTTATTATTTTTATACGTTAATTAATCTACAACGTATTCAAATGTTAATGCAATAGTTCCAGTCGCTACTGCTCCCGCCAACGTAAGCGAAATAGGTAGACCATCTTTATCAGCATCTACTTCTGCACCAGAACCTAAAGCGATTGTCGCTAAACATTCTGTTCTTCCTGCCGAAGCAGTTGATACTGCCGCTAAATACCCAGCAGCCGAAAGTGAAACTGCACTTCCAGAACTGTCGGTATAAGCTGCATTACCTACTGATAATGTAGTTGATGAAGCCAAAGCATCGTACGCTAACCAGCCACGAAGTAATCTTGCCCCGTTAGGGATATTAAACATCTGAATGACATCACCGATGCCAAGAGAAGCTGCTTCATAAGTTGCATAAGCAACTCTAATTCTTCCAGCTTGTTCATTTGTTTTTACCCTTTCGGTAGGATTATTTTGCGACCATTTCGTTTTTTGTGCCGAATATACAGTTGCCATAAATTATAATCCTCCTTACTCGTTACAAGCTATCTCTACCATCTTTTCTTCTTCGATACGAGTTGCACCGATTGTCATAGATAGAAATACTTGTGTTGCATAGTTCTTGTCTGATCTTTCAGATATTTTTGTACTAATATCTGATCCTAGAGCAAGACCTATTGCTGATTTTGTAAACGCCAATACTTGTCTTGACGGAGTTGCATCTGTTCCCAATCTTTGGGATCGGATAAATTTGAAACCTAAAAAGGTGTCAATATTACCTTGGACTAACGCTTTTACAGTATTAAAGTCACTTGACGTAACAGTTGTGCTGTTAAGTAAGTTACTTATCTGACTAGCCGCACAAACCAAAAATCTTGGTTCTTCGGGGTCTACTTCTGCTGCATCTAATAGTTCTTTAGCTTCAATAAGTTTTGCTAAAGTTAGATTTGCTGATCCGTGAACAATCTTTTGTCCAGAACCTAGAGCAGTAGTTGTTCCACCACTTACTCCTGCATAAGCATTCCCTGTAGCTGCTGCGATAATTGCATCATCCATAGCACGACCCATAGCAAAAGCACCAGCCATAGCGTAATCAGACGATGGGGAAATTAACATTCTAACTTTATCTTCGTTATCAATTAAATCCGCCCAGTCGTAATCATCCATAGTAACTTTTCTTCTACTATGTGGTGTGTCCATTCTCGGTGTATCGGAATGACGTGAAGTACGTTTCTGTGCTGCTGTTGAGCCAATTCTTTCAAAGAAATGTGATTTGCCCGTTACTGTTTCAGTTCGGACAGCATCTCTTAATCGAGAACCTTTTTGTTGTGCTAGGTGTAATACATTTGCTTTGTACTGTTCAACGAAAGCCGTTGTTATTTGTACAGACATATTATCTCCATAGTTTTACAAAGTTAAAGAATAGGGGTCGAATAGCACAATGCTAATTCAACATATTCCGTTAAATCGGCTTTTGTCCTTTCGGGAAACCTTATCGTAAGACGATACGATCAATCGAATGTTTAAAGCCGATCACGGCTACCTATTCGTTGTCCACTATGGGGCGAAATTAGTAAAACAATTATATCAGATAATTTAATTATTTACCATACACTTTTTCGTGTAATTGTCGTACTTGTTCCACAGCATTTAAGTGATCTGGATGACCAGATTTATGATATGCGTGATTTGCATCTGCATATATTTTAGCAATATCTGCTTTTGCATCAACTGGTGAAACAGCTAATTTATTATTCTGTGTATTTTTAGCCATTTCTTCCGTTATATCTTCACCTAAACGTGCAAATAATTTAACAACTGATGGATGATTACCAGCTTCGGTATCTAAAAGTTGTATCAATTCTTCATCTGCATATACTGACATTGCTCTTTGTGCGGCTCTAACTTTATTGTCGTAGTCATAACCCCACTCTTTATGCAATGCTTCTTCTGTATTTTTCTTTCCTAAAGTCATATCAGTATTACGTCTTTGACTTTCATAATCAACAGACTTTACTTGATAATCTATCAATGCTTTAGCTTGATCGTTACTCAACCCAATTTGATGGGCAACATTTCTAAATTGTTTAACTTGATCTTCATTAAAATATTTAGAATGTGTTTCAGGAATAGTAAAACTATACTTATCAGAAGTTTCGGGCCTTCCTAACTTTGTATATAATTCAGCCCTTTCTTCATCTGTTTTTGGTATAGGTATTCTACTCCCTATCATTTTTTGCTGGTGAACAAGTGTAGTCGCTGCCGATTCTAAATCTTTAATATTTTGA